TTTGCAGATATTTTCAGAGTGCAATCAGATTTTATGAAAGAAATAGGTGACTCACGTAATTTTGTAAATCCAAAATCAGAAGCAGAAAAAGTTAAAAAAATACTTAGATACAACAAGTTCGTAGATGAAATAAATCCAATATTAGCTAATACAAGATCCATGGATACTCTTGCATCAAGCACTATAACTAGAATGGATGCTACAAGTGATGTAAAAAAATTAGGTGTAGATGAATTTACATTAGAGCCAAAAGACATAGAAGCTGTGACTGGTAGATCCTATAAAGAATCTTTAGACAAAACACCAGAAGAAATATTTTATATGCTTGATGAAACGGGTAAAAAACAAAAATATGTTGATGTACCTAATAATCCTGAAGCATTATCACAAGCATACTTTAAAGATTTATACAAAGATAATAAAGCTTTTATAGATTTACAAAACGGTGCACGTATTTTAAAGAAAGCTGTAGTACCTAAAATGGATTTTTCTGGTAAGTTTAAAATAGATCCATATTTTGAAAAAACTACAACCAATGAAATGAAACTACCTGTTAGATTCAACGTATTACAAGCATACAAATCAGGGGCAGATGGTGTGCATATAGGTGACGCACAAGCAAATGTAGAGGGTTCTCCTAGTATTATTTTAGAAAAATATGCAAGAGGGGAAAAAGAAATAGATAAAATATTAAATGAACTTGGTATTACTAATAAAAAAGGCGTGACTACTAAAATATCAGGTACAGGCACAGAGTATGACGGCACCTATCTTAAATTTACAGATGATGTGAAAAAAGCTATTGAAGAACAAGGTATTAACGCATTTAAGGTTGGTGGACCTGTCGATATTTATAAAATGTTAGCTGAGTTATGAATTTAGCACACCTATCTGACCAAGAAATAAAAGAAACCTTAGTTCTCAAAGAACGCCTTGAACTATTAAAAAACCAATCAAGGTGTCAAGATAGCTTCTTAGAGTACGTAAAATACATGTGGCCAGAGTTTATTTGTGGTCGACATCACAAAATCTTTGCACAAAAGCTAGAAGACGTAGCAAACGGCAAAATCAACCGTTTAATCGTAAATATGCCCCCTAGACACACCAAATCAGAGTTTTGTTCTACCTATTTTCCAGCTTGGATCATGGGTAAGCAACCGAATCGTAAGATTATGCAGACTACTCACACAGGCGAACTAGCTGTAAGGTTTGGTCGTAAGGTCAGAAACATGATGGATACCGATGAATATAAGCGTATCTTTGACAAAGTAGAACTTCAAGCTGATTCTAAGTCAGCAGGTAGATGGGAAACCAACAAAGGTGGCGAATACTTTGCAGCTGGTGTCGGTGGTGCTATTACAGGTCGTGGTGCGGACTTGCTTATCATTGATGATCCACACTCAGAACAAGATGCTTTGAGTCCCAGTGCCCTAGAATCATGTTATGAATGGTACACCTCTGGACCTAGACAGCGTTTGCAACCTGGTGGTGCCATTATATTGGTCATGACTAGATGGAGTACTATAGATCTAACTGCAAAACTACTTGATGCACAGAAGGAAGAAGCCGCAGATCAATGGGAGATAGTGGAGTTTCCTGCTATATTCCCTAAAACAAACAATGCTCTATGGCCAGAGTTTTGGCAACTAGACGAGCTAAACAAGGTAAAAGCATCACTACCCGTACAAAAATGGAACGCACAATGGATGCAGAACCCAACATCTGAAGAGGGATCTATAATCAAGCGTGAGTGGTGGAATATCTGGGAAAGTGACTCGTTACCACCTGTCAGCTACATAATTCAAAGTTACGATACAGCTTTTTCTAAAAAAGAAAACGCAGACTACTCTGCTATATCCACTTGGGGTATCTTTCGTCCTACACCAGATTCACCAGATTGTATTATGTTACTAGACGCACAAAAGGGTCGATGGGACTTTCCAGAGCTCAAACGGATAGCATACAACGAATACAAATATTGGGAGCCAGACATGACACTTATTGAGTCAAAAGCTTCTGGAACACCATTAACGCATGAACTTCGTAGGTTAGGTATACCTGTAGTTAATTATTCGCCTACTAGAGGGCACGATAAATCTACCCGTATGCACTCTGTTGCACCTATATTTGAGTCTGAGCTAGTGTATGCACCACAGCGTAAGTTTGCAGAAGAAATGATAGAAGAGTGTGCATCATTTCCTTTTGGTAAAAATGATGATTTATGTGATACTATGACTCAAGCTCTCATGAGATTCAGAGAGGGTGGTTTAGTTTCGCTTGAAGATGACTATTCAGATCAAGAGAAAGCACCAGTTAGAAGGGTATATTATTAATGGCGATAGAAAAACAAATTAATCCGACCGTACTCAACGAAGAAAATCAAGTTCCATTAGGTGATGAAGGCATGGAAATAGCCTTAGCAGCTATTGAAGATGCTAGAGAAGAGGATTTCATCATGCAAGAAGATGGCAGTGCAGTGCTAGAATCAAGCTTGCAAGAGGCTACCGAAACAGGTTTTGACGAAAACTTAGCAGAGTCTATGGAAGAATCAGAACTTATGCAGATAGCTAATGAGCTAGTAGACGGCATAGAAAAAGACAAAGCCTCACGCGAAGACTGGGAAAGAACTTATACAGATGGTCTTAAATACTTAGGTATGAAGTTTGACGATGAAAGATCTGAACCTTTTGAAGGTGCATCTGGTGTCATACATCCGCTACTAGGTGAAGCAGTAACCACATTCCAAGCACAAGCTTACAAAGAATTATTACCTTCTGGTGGACCTGTAAAAACACAAGTTGTTGGTAGATACGACACGGCAGTAGAAGAACAAGCTCAAAGAGTATCTGAGTTTATGAACTATCAGATTGTGCATGTTATGGAAGAGTTTGATGAAGAACTAGACCAAATGCTATTTTACTTGCCTTTAGCTGGATCAGCCTTTAAAAAAGTCTACTACGATGAAAGTTTAGGTAGAGCTGTTTCTAAGTTTGTGGCACCCGAAGATCTAATCGTTCCATATTACACTACAGACTTAGAAACTTGCCCTCGTATTACTAACGTGGTCAAAATGCCTGAGAACGAAGTAAAAAAACTACAGGCTATGGGTTTTTATCGCAAAGTAGATATAAATTATAGTGATGATATTACCAACGCATCAGATGTAAAAGAAGAGATAGATAAATTATCAGGCATAGAAGCATCGTACGATACTGGAGAAGTATCAATATTATACGAAGTTCATTGTAATTTAGAGCTTAATGGCTTTGAAGATACGGACGAAGATGGTGAAATGACTGGCGTTAAACTGCCATATATTGTGACCATTGATGCTAATGCTAATGAAATACTTTCTATACGTAGAAACTTTGCACAAGATGATCCTTTAAAAAATAAAATAGAATACTTTGTGCATTTTAAGTTTTTACCTGGTCTAGGATTCTATGGGTTTGGTTTGACGCACATGATTGGCGGTTTATCCAAAGCCTCAACCAGTATTCTTAGACAATTAATTGATGCTGGTACTCTGGCAAACTTACCTGCTGGATTCAAAACACGTGGTATTAGAATACGTGATGAAGATACACCTATACAACCAGGAGAGTTTAGAGATGTAGATGCTCCAGGTGGATCGCTTAGAGAATCAATCCAACCGCTACCATTTAAAGAACCTAGTGGTACATTATTAAACTTGCTAGGTATCTTAGTAGACGGTGGTAAAAAGTTTGCGTCTATAGCTGAAATAAATACAGGACAAGGTAATCCAAATGCTCCTGTAGGTACAACACTTGCGTTGCTAGAAAGATCAACAAAAGTATTATCAGCGATACATAAAAGATTACATAATTCACAGAAAAAAGAGTTTAAATTATTAGCTCAAGTATTTAAAGAATATCTACCACCAGAATACCCTTATGCAGTTGCTAATGGCAATGCGACTATAAAATTAACTGACTTTGATGATAATATTGATATATTCCCCATATCAAACCCTGACATATTTAGTCAATCTCAGCGTATTGCCATGGCACAAGAAATGATGGCATTAGTGCAATCTAACCCACAGGTGCATGGTCCTAATGGTATATATGAATCTTACAAAAGAATGTATGCCGCTATCGGTGTAGACAATATAGAACAGATACTTACACCACCGCCTCCAACAGATCCTAGACCTTTAGAGGCTGGTTTTGAAAACAACAAGCTTTTACTAGGACAACAAGCACAAGCGTTTGGTCAACAAAATCATGACGCGCACATAGCTACACATATAGCTTTGCTTAAAACACCGCCAGTGCAAATGAATGCACAGGTGCAAGCCTTAATACATTCACATATTATGCAACATCTACAGATGAAAGCAGATGTTTTAGGTGAACAACAAATGCCACCAGATGTTTTACAACAGTTTCAGCAAATACAACAACAAGCACAACAAGCTAATCCAGCAGAAGCAGAGCAGTTGGTACAACAAGCTGGCGATATACTGGCACAGTTTTCAGCACCAATTATGGCTCAACTTATTACTGAATATAGCCAAAGCGTAGCAGATCCTAGTGATGAAGATCCTTTAGTAGCTATAAGAAAACAAGAGTTAGCCCTAAAAGGACAAGAGCTTTCGCTTGAGCAACAACAATTCTTACAAGAAGAACAACGTAAATCACAAGATGCACAACGTAGAATTAACGTTGACAAAGAAAGAATAGAAAGCATGGAAGACATAGCAGAATTACGTGATCAAACAGCTAGAGCAAGACTAGAACAACAAGCAAGATTTAAAATGATGGAAATGGAAAACAAAAAATAAAACTTGCAAATTTAAAAAACACACATAATAATAAGGCTCATGATTAAAAGAACAGAAATAAGTCAACAGAAAACCCCAAAAGTATTAAAAAATAAAAATGGCTATAGTAATAAAGGCAACGTGTCTTTAAAAACTAACGAAGGCACATTTGATACTAATACTACTCCAAAGCCTGGTATGGGCAAAGGTAAAGCCAGAGGAATGGGCATAGCCGAGTTTGGTGGTAAGTTTTCTGGTATTTATTAATGGACTCGATTTGGCTTGCTAAAAAATTTATAAAAGAAATAGAAGCTAGAAGAGAGGACACGAAAGACGCTATGCTCGCTGGGTGTAGCGATTTTGCACAATACGAATTTCTGCGAGGGCGTTACAGTTCTCTAGCCGATGCAGAAAATATATTTAGAGAACTGCTAGGAAAAACACAAGACGATGACATCAAAGATACAGGTACCTGATCATGTTGCTAGGTCTATAGAGGCAGAGCAAAACCAAAAACAACCCAAAACAATCGAAACACCAACAGAAGATGGTGGAGCACAATCAAAAGAAAACCCTGCATATGTAAAAGAATCTGCACGGGTATTAGATCCAACTTTATTAGAAAAATCATTTTTAGACCGTATGCCACAACCTACTGGTTGGAGGATACTCATATTACCTTACAAAGGCAAAGCGGTTACTGAAGGTGGCATACACTTAGTACAACAAACAGTAGACAGAGAATCTTTAGCTACTGTAGTTGGTTATGTGGTAAAAATGGGTCCTGATTGCTACAAAGACGCAAGTAAGTTTGCAGAACCATGGTGTCAGGAAAAACAATGGGTATTAATTGGAAGATACGCAGGAGCTAGATTTAGACTCGGTGATGAATCCGAATGTCGGATTATCAACGATGATGAAGTCATAGCTACTATACTTGATCCAGATGATATTCTTGCAGTATAAGGAGATAAAATGGCAGAAGAAAATGCAAAAGTAGTAGAAGAAACAGAGGTTGAAGAAGGGGAAGTAGTTGAACTTGATCCTGTAGAAGAAGAGCAACCCAAAACAGAAATACCTAGAGAGCCTGTCGATGAAGAGGCAGAAGCACAGATAGAAGATGTTTCTGAATCGCCAGAGGCAAAGAAAGAAGAAGAATTAGAAGATTATTCTAAAAGCGTACAAAAAAGAATTAACACATTGACTAGAAAACTGCGAGAAGCAGAAAGAGGTCAAGAATCAGCTTACGAATATGCAAAAAGAACTGCAGCTGAGAACGAGCAGTTGAAAGCAAAAACATCTAATTTAGATAGATCTTATTTGTTGGAAGCAGAAAATAGGCTTAAATCACAAAAACAACAAGCGACTACAGCGTTAAAGTCTGCACACGAAGTACAAGATTACGATAAAGTTGCTAAAGCACAAGAAGTATTAGCAAAAATAGCTGTTGAAGAGGCAAAAGTAAATGCCTCTAAAGTTGCATTAGAACAAGAGCCACCATTACAACAAGCACAACCAACACAAGTACAACAACCTGTTCCAGGTTATCAGCCGCCACCAAAACTTGATGAAAAACAAGAAGCATGGGTAGAAAAAAATACTTGGTTTGGTGAAGACGAAATTATGACATTAGCTGCCTTTGCTATAGATCAAAAATTAATTCAGGAGGGTTATGATCCCAAGACCGATGAATACTATAGCGAAGTTGATAAAAGATTGAGAAAAGAGTTTCCACAAAAGTTTGAAGAGTCTTCTGCACCATCGAAGCCTCAACAAAAGGTGGCTTCGGCAGGCAGAGTAGCTGGTAATACTAGCTCAAAAAGACAAGTTAAGTTGTCGCCAGCAGAAGTTCA